ATCTCTTGTCATACCGGAGCAATTGAGATAACCTTTCCTATTTGCAACTGAGTCGACAGCAGCGTCATTCAAAGGTATTTGATAGTCACCTGCAACTAAAACACGTAAATCAAGTGAACTAGTCTGTATCATTATAGGATCCCTTAGGAACCGGTTACTCTTAAATCCAAAGTGACTACCAAACTGTAAACCACTTTGAGAATGGCCGTCATCATAAGTATACATTTCCCATATTTGTACTGGCATTACCAACACGTAATCTGACTCATTAAACTGGCGTCCTTGAGCAGTAAGGGCTGCCATTGCTCTCTGACTGTCAGATACCCACTGTGAAAGTCTACCTGCTAATTCAAGCAGATATTCTGACACCTCAGGACATCCCATTTGCTTTGTGGTATCAACTAAGTACTTGCGCAATTCGATCATAGTCTCATAGGCGTCATTACGCTTGATACCATTAGCCACTGCATATCCTATAACTATATCATAGGTTGTGTAAGTGTTCTTTTCATAGAATAAGGCTTTATAGTAGGTAATCAAAGCAGAGACCAAGACTGACGTGGCATTATCATAAAACCCGCTAGCCATAATCGCATTAAAGTACCTACCAATCCTAGCTTCTTTAATTTCAGTGGCTACGTTGAGCTCTTTCAAGCGCCGTTCTATCATAGATGGGCTGGGTACCCCTTCCGTAGTCAAATAGGCTCTGTTCATACCAAAAACTGATGCCTGAACAGTAGCAGTCCTAAAGATCTGTTTGCTACCATATATTGTGCCGATTGAACTACAAGTCGTAGGCCGGCGCATCCTAGGTGTAAAACCTAACCCTAATTGGGCTACTTGTGGTAGGGCCACTTCATTTGGGACTAAAGGTGTGGGCATTTCACCTTGAGCCGGTCTCTCTCCGGCACTATTCCCTGACAGGTTGTTAGCTACTAACTTCCTGTCTTTTATAGTGTGGTATCCGTTAATACCTACAGTAACGGCTGAAGTTAATCCTAACCTCAACTCCGTTTTAAGAAGGAATTGTCCTTTAGTGAATTCTGTGAATTTTGCGTTTTGCATGGTGGTCTGGTTGAAAAGATTCAAAGTGGTCTAACAATTGGGGTTTATATACT